GGCGCGAACCTCCGGGACGCAAACCTCCTGGGCGCGAACAGCGCGACACCGCTGAAAGCCATTGCGGTCAAGGTTTTCTCGGGCCTGTACCGCTACCAGGCGTGGGCCATCCTTGCCGACGACCACACGCCGTGGGTGCGTATGGGCTGCCTGTGGAAAACCGTTCCCGAGTGGGACTCCATCGGAATCCGGGCAAGCAATACCGTCGAATTCCCGGATGATGGCTCGGAACGATGCGAGGAGCGCGTGCGGGCCTTCGAATTCACTCGCGCCGCGGCTCTCCGCCTGGCTGCAATCACCCCCAAGAAGGAGGCCTGACCATGGCCGGATCGCTCAACAAAGTCATGCTGATCGGCAACCTCGGCGCCGATCCCGAGATCCGCAACACGCCCAACGGCCTGCAGGTCGCGAACTTCCGCGTCGCCTGCACCGAGAGCTGGACCGACCAGTCCGGCCAGCGCCAGGAGCGTACCGAGTGGGTCACCGTCGTCGCCTGGAAGAAGCTCGCCGATGTGGCCCAGAAGTACCTGCGCAAGGGTTCGAAGGTCTACGTCGAGGGCAAGCTCCAGACACGCTCCTGGGAGGACAAGAACGACGGCGGCAAGCGCTTCGCCACCGAGGTGCAGTGCGACCAGTTGACGATGCTCGACGCGCCCCCCTCGCGCGGCGGACAGCAGCAGGGAGGAGACGAAAGTGGTTTCTGATCTGCTGACCACCTGGCGGTCGCGCCGCGTTCCGGTCTGGGTGAACTTCGGGCGCGGCGTCTACCAGCTGCGTCCGCGGCTCCTGGGCTGGTCGTGGAACGTCCCCGGCGTCGCGTCCGGCTGGGCCTTGTTCCGGTGCGTGGCTGAGTTCGACGCACTCACGGCGATCGCGGAGGGCTACTGATGGCGGCCAAGATCGACCGCCGCAGGAAGCCCGCGCCGCGCTGGGAGCCAGGATCGTCGGAAGCCGAGCGCCAGGCCGTGGTGGCGCGGATCGCCAAGGCCATCGCCATTTCGAAGGTGGTGCGCCGTGGCTGATCCAACGCGCATTGCGCGGATGAACCTGCTGGGCTTCACCGAGGAGGAGATCAAGCGCGAGACGCGCAAGCCTCGACGGAAAACGTCTGCCTCGGGCGTCCCGCTGGAGCACGTCGAGATGCAGGAATTCCGGAAGGCCGTCGACGGCATTTGGGGCCGCGGCCTCGGGATCGCCGGCGAGGTCGTCTGCATCCCGAACTCCGCCCCACGTGGTGAGACCGCGGCGGCGTATTTCCGCTCCGAGGGGCTGCGCAACGGGTACCCGGACCTGCTGCTCGACGTGGCGGCAGGGCCCTACCACGGCCTGCGGCTGGAGATGAAGCGCGTGAAGGGCGGGCGCATCGAGGAGGACGAGCAGAAGTGGCACGACCGTCTCCGGGCCCGCGGCTTCGCAGTCGTGGTGCCCCGTGGCCACGAGGAGGCGAAGGCCTACGTCGAGCGCTACCTGCGGGGGGAGATCGTCCCGTGACCACCGTGGAGGCCGCGCGCCTACACCTGGGGCGCTTCGCGAACCCTCGCGAGGCGGTCTGGAAGGCGCAACAGCAGGACATGAAGCCGCAGATGTTCGGCCGCGAAGCGGTGGCATCGCAGACCGGTTCCGTGGTCTACGTGGGCGCCGTGGCAGACCTGGACGGGGTCCACGTGATGACGGAATGCGGGGATCTCCACACGGTCCACTGGGAGGATCTGCTCGATGGCACGTCCCCGAATTGAAGCCTGGTGTCCGGCCGAGTTGCAGCCTCTGCGGGAGTCGATGCTCAAGGCCGCACGGGACCACCAGGACGCAAGGAAAAACAGGCTGAAAACCGCGCAGCGCTACCTGGCCCAATTGGAAGCCTACCGCGCCGCGCTCACCGAATACGTCAGGAGGCGCAAGCCATGAGCACTACCACCATCTGCCCGCACTGCGGGTGCGAAAAGCACTGGTCGAACTCTGCCCGGTGGCAGGACGGATTCGTCTGCGGCACCGTGGTCCCGTTCGACGGTCCTACCAGGCGCGGGGAGGCCTGCCAGGCCATCGTGCAGGCTCGCACGGAGCGTGACTCTCTCTCCGCACGGATCCAGGCTGGCCTCGATTTGATCGGAGAGCATGGATGCGACTGCGACGACGAAGACCGCGACCCTGAATCCCCACACGAATGCTTCCCCGGGCGCATGGAAATCGCGCTGCGTGGGCAAATCGAAACCACCGACGGGTCCGTGAAATGAAGCTCACGACCACCAGCCGCGAATTTGAATTGATCGAGTTCGAAGACGACAACGGCGCTGCATGCTCGCTGCAGCAAAGCTCCTCGATCGGATTCGGAGACCAGCCGCCCGGCGGATCGAACATCTGGCTCGGGCCTAACTCTGCCAGCCCCAAGCGCCTGATCCTGAACGAGGGATGGGTGGACGCTCCGCTCCCGGATGGCGTGGAGACGAGTACTCGGATGCACCTAGACCGGGACAACGTTGCCGAGCTGGTGGGCTACCTGAACCGCTGGCTCAAGACCGGATCATTCCGGCGCAGGCGGCACATACGTCAGGAAGCCACCATCCGGAAGGAGGCGCATCGTGAGCCGTAAGGACGGAATCCTCCACCTGGTCGTCTGCGCCAAAAACTGGGACGCAATCAAGGCAGGCCGCAAGCCCGTCGAGTACCGCGACATCCGTTGGCTCCAGCGCATCAAGGATGGGGGCTGCACGAAGGTCCGCATCCAGCGCGGGTTCCACAAGGTCGACGGCGTGGTTCCCACCCTCCTGTTCGCGATCGACCGCGTGGCCGTCGGGCCTGCCGATCGCAGGTATGTCCACGACTTATTCCCCGCTGACCTGGATCTCGTGCAGATCTGGCTGGGCGAGCGGCTGGACGACAGGCGGGAAGCATGAGCCTCGCCTGCCAGCTCAACCTTTTCGCATCTCCGCTGGAGCGAGTCGTCCACCAGGATTTCCCCGGCACCTCGATCATGTGGGACGCGCTGATCCTCGGGCAGTGGCATCGAGCAGTCGCGCACAAGGACGCGATCTGGCTGTACGTCTGCAAGGCCATGGCCGATTCGTATCGGGGCCATCTGGAGCGGATCTACGAATTCCCCCTTGGGACAACCCCAGAAGAGGCAGCAGGCGCGATCGTCGACGGCACTGCGGAAACGGAGTGGCTAGCATGAGCCTCGACGGAGAGCCCGCAGTCTCGCTTTTGGTTGGCGAACTCCAGGGTGTGATCAACAAGTATCACGGGCACGTCACCCTCGCCGAAGCGATGGGGTGCCTGGAGATCGTGAAAATCAGCCTGTACCACGCTGCAGAAACGGAAGAGGACTCAACCCCATGAGCACCCCCACCACCGTCATCCTCGCCCATCTCCGCGCCGTTGGCGGCGCCGTGGCCGCAACGCCCCTACTGGAACACATCGGCTGAGCGATCGCTCCCAGCAACGAGCCAAAATCCGAAGCGCTGACGCCGCTGCAGCGCCTGCGCAACCTGATGGGAGACCTCGCCTACCTCGACCAGGTGCGCGAGGTGCGGAAGGACTGCTGGCAGGCCCTGGACCGCTGGGGGAAGCCGATCGAGAAGGTGCCCACGGTCCGGATCGTCGCCCAGGGTGGAGACCCGTCGAAGACGGAGCTGGAGCGGCTGGGGTGCATTCCCGAGCGGCCCGAGGATCGAGCCAAGCGCGAGGCCCGCGAATCCACGGCCGCCGCGAAGGAGCGATCCAGCCGGCATCGCCCCAGGGGCCGCGGCCAGCTCTCCGCCGAGGACCGCGAGGAACGGAAGGAGCAGGTCCTGCGCGACCTGCGCACCGGCGACTCGATCGTGACCTGCGCGAAGAAGGCGGGCGTCACGGAGGCATCTGTGCGCGCCTGGATGGATCGCGACACGAAGTTCCGCGAGCAGGTCAAGGCCATCCTGGCCGCGGAGCCGCGGAAGACGGGGAAGGCCTCATCGCTCACGCCGGAGGATGCGCAGAGGATCCGGTCCAAGCTCGCAGCCGGGTGGGGAAACACCGCCATCGCCGCGCTGCTGAACATCTCCGTCTCTCGCGCCCGCGGCTACATCGAGCAGGTCAAGCGCACAACATAGACCACGTCCTCGATCCGGGCGTAGCCCGCGAACTCCGGCCCGTGCTCGCGCCAGATCCGGCGCGAGGCGGCAAAGACCATCGCCCTGTCGGCGGCGACTTCGGCGCGCTTGTGGGACCACCAGGTCGTCCAGCACAGCGCGCCGATGGCCAGCTCGATCTGGTCCTGGTCATCGACCGGGACGGTGCCCCAGTCGTGCATTGCGTCCGACATAAGCAGGTTACAGACCCGCGCCGGCCACAGTTCGGCCGAGCAGGCTACATCGTGGAACAGCGCAGCCGCCCATGCAGGCCCGTCCTTCCGGACGATCCCCTGAGCGTACCACGGGATGGAAGGACCGTCGGTGCGGTATCCCTCCGGAAGAGGCACCACCACGGGCGCGACGCCGCGGCATCCGGGCCAGAGATACCACTGGTCCATCCGCACTCGGAAGGGATATTTCCCGCCATCGGGGAGCATGTCCACCGGCGCAATCCCGTCCTGCAGGGGTGCGGAGAAGGCGGCGCGATTCATCCGCGCCGGCGCTCCTCGACCTCGACGTCCTGCGGCACGGGGCGCATCATGCTCAGGCGAGCCACCAGGACCGCCGCCGCGGCGATCTGCACCGCCCAGGACGGAACGCCCGGGAAGATCCCGTGGAGCCACGCCACGACCTCCGCAGGGGCAGCTGGGGCGACTGCAGCCACAGCGAGCAGGGCGCCGCAGAGCTTGCCCCACACGCCCCGCCAGAGCGTAGCATGGACGGTGCGCCTCATCCCCTGGCCCACTCATTGGCGGCGTCGACGATCGCGCGCGCCACCAGCACGCGCCAGGCGTGGTCGCGCATCCGCGCCTCGCTCTCGGCGTTCGTGATGAATCCCGTTTCCACCAGCACTGCGGGGCAGGTGCTCTCGCGCAGGACGCAGAGATTCCCCTCCTTGTCGGAGTCGCCGTCGGACAGGTCCATGCGGGCGATCTCACCTAGCATGGCGCGCCCCAGGTGGGTCATCATCAGAGACGCGACCGGGTCCGCCCTGGTCTGGCCGCGGGTGGTCCAGACCTCGAACCCGTGGGCGCCAGGGTTGTGGGCTCCGTTGCAGTGAATCGAGACGAGGAGATCGGCCTTCGCCCCGTTGGCAATGTCCGCGCGCTCCTGGAGCCCCACGAACCGGTCGGCGTAGCGGGTGCCCAGGATCGCCCAGCCGTCCGCCAGCGCCATCGTCAGCACCAGCCCGCCGATGGCCAGCGCCACATCGGACTCGCGCAGGCCCGTGGGCCCGATGGCTCCGGGGTCGTGCCCGCCGTGCCCGGGGTCGACGCAGATCTTCACGGATGCCCCCAGCCCATGAACGTGCCGGCCTGCCAGAGGAAACCGATGATCATGGCGCCGGGAATCGCCCCACCGATCACGGCGGCGGCGCCCATCAGCATGGTCTCGCCCACGCGCTCCAACAGGGGAGGCGACTGGTCGGGATGCCGATGATCGCGCACCTCGCGCAGGGCGTCGCGGGCGTCCTCGTGCGCCTTGTCCGCAACGCGCTTGGCCTCCTCGATCTGGATCCCCTGCGCCTCCATCCGCTCCTCACCGCGCGACAGCTGGTCAACGATGCACGGCTTCCCGGGGCGGGACACGCAGAGCGTGTGGTACACCTCGCGCAGCATCTCCTCCGAATTGGCGGGGAAGCGGGGGATGGATCCCGAATCGCTCGGCATCGGAGGCATCAGGCCTGCGCCTTCGGCGCGCGGTGGATGCGGCCATTCCAGGAGATCTGGTCGCCCTCTCCCAGGCCGTACTTCTTCGCGAGGTCCTGGAAGTGGTCGCTGAACGCGTCCTTAGCCTTGCGGGAAATGCGCTCCAGCTGCTCCATCTGGAGCAGCTCGTCGTCGGAGATGCGTTCGGGGTTGGTCTTCGATGCAGGGGTGGGCTTGCTCATGCACCGAAGATGGCGCCAAACGCATCCCGGGTCAGGCGTCCGGAATGACGGCCTCGCGCTCGGCCTTCCGTGCCGCGGCGCGGGCGGTCAGCTTGTCGGCGCGGGCCTGCTGGTCGGCGTCGGTGTCGGCCGGGTCGATCCCTCCGCGGTTGTTCGTGAGGTCGCGGACCCACGGCGCGAACAGGTGGTCGACGGTGACGCCGTCGTGCTCGGCCAGGGCTTCGATGGCCTGCTTTTGGAGCTTTGAGACTTCGAGGGTGATCTTCGGCATGGTGCTCTCCTTGGTTACGGGTTGTAGATGGAGACCGAGCCGTAGGGCATCGGGATGTTTTCGCCGTAGCTTGATGCGATCTTGACGACAACGTCAGCCGACGCGGTGGTGTCGATCGTCCAGTTATCTCCGATTCCATCCGCAGATGCCTGCGAATCGCCAAACAGCGGAGAATTCATCGCATGGTACGTCGCGCCGTATCCGGAGGTACTGGCCACCTCGGTCCAGCCAAGGAAGGCAAATCTCCCGGACGCTCCAGTGGACTGGCAAACAAGTTCGGCGACGATTTTCCCGCGAAACGGTCCCACAACAGAAAACGTCGCGAAGTAGCGCGACCCGATGTAAGCCAGGACGGTTGCGTTGTGGGCGGCGAAAAGGCACAGCTCAACGCGCAGACGCTTTCCGGTCTGCCACCAGTTGGCCGGCAGTGTATAAGCTGGCGTGACGGCCGTCTCCACTCCGTTGGGGCAGTTGACAGTTCGTCGCCCCGTAAAAAGCGGAGCGTGCGAAATGTTCCCGGCATCCGCGGCGGCGCCAATCGTCGCCCGCACCGCCGCCGCGTCAGCGTCGTCCAGGATCGTCTTCGCAAACGCCGACACCGCGATAGTCGCGGACTGGGCGCCCGCCGCGCTGGCGGAGACCAGACGCTCCCCGGTCCCGGCCTGGTCGGTCGACGAGAGGGACGTCATGGTCGCCGCTCCCGTAGAGGAAATGCGCTGGGTGCCTCCAACCTTGAGGTTCCCTGTGCAGTTGACGTCGCGCTTCGTGGCGCCCGCGCCACCGAGCGAAATTGCTCCACCAGCCCCGACGTCCACCGTGATCGGATCGTCGATCTTCGTTCCGGAATTTGTCCACTGTCCAAGGCGCCACTGGACGCTCCCGGCCTGAATCCCCATGGTCCAGCGGCGGTTCTGCGCGTCGTCGCTGAGGACGAAATAGGCGTCCTGCCCGGAGGTTTGGCGCAGTCCGATCGTGACGGCGCCCGCAACCGCGTAGTCGCCGACCGATAGATTGCGCGTCACGCCGCTGGTCTGGATGTACGTCAGCCCGGCGTCGTCCTGGAGTACTCCCCCCGCTCCAACCGTGACCACGCGGCCCGAGGTCAGACCCACGTTGTAGATCGAGGTCGCGTCGATGCGCCCGGTGTTCGAAATGCGCTGAGTGCCGCCGGTCTTCACCACGCCCGCGGCGACGTTCAGGTCGCCAGCAGAGAGGGTGAGCCCGCCCGTCATGGTGTCGCCGTCCAGGCACACCGCGCGGGATGTTCCGTTGACCAGCGCGTCGATCACCGACTCGAAGCGGTTGAGCTCGGCCGCCTCGAGGAAGGGCCCCTCCTGGTAGTCCACCCAGGTCTTGCGCGTGAAGGTGATGGGCATGGATCAGACCCCCGAGGGAATGGTGATGGTGACCTGCGCCGCGTCGGTGTCCGGCTGAGCGAGGTACTGGGACGTGCCGAGGCTCGGGAAGCGCAGGCGTGCCTGCACACCGCCGCTCCCCGCAGGAGGCGCCCAGCGGAAGGCCGCGCTGGTGACGGCGCCGACCCGGGCCGGAAGCGGGTGCGGCGCGGCGGTCGTGCCGTGGCACCCGTGGACCATCTGGTCGGGCAGGTCGTTGGTCAGGCGCCGGTACGCGATCAGCTCGCCGGACAGCCACAGCAGCGCCCCAGGGAGAGCGTCGGCGAACTGGCTTCCGATCGGGGCGGGGAACGCCAGCCCGGACTCCGACAGGTCCACCGTCTCCAGACGGTCGAACAGGCCCGCGCGCAGGCCCGGATGCGGCACCAGGCTGGACCGTACCACCAGGTTCTCCGCTCCGGCCAGCAGCCAGCCCGTGGGGCTCTCGGTGGTGCATGCGCCGATGTCCGCCCAGGTGGCGCCGTTGTCGAGCGACGCCTGCGCCTTGCACCCGGCGCCGCCGTCGGGCCACGACAGCAGGGCCCACACCTCGGGCGTTCCGCCGGTCAGCGATGCGGGCGCGGCGAAGACGATGGGCGAATTCACCGACGGCGCCACCGCGGTGGGAAACGGCTCCGGGTCCGGCGCGGGGAGCGACCCCTCGGGCGTGGTAGAGACGCGGACGGATTCGGCCTCCATCCGGATCCACGACCCGCTCTCCTGGATGCGCGTGATCCGCACCGGGCGCGCGGCGATGCGGTTGCCGGGGTCGGAGAGCGTCACGATGTCGCCCGGCTCGAGGAGCCTGTAGCGCCCATCGACCTCGAACTCGTAGCTCACCAGGTCGCGCACCTCGCGCAGGAGGCGGAGCCACGCCAGGCGGGACGCGACGGCGGAGGAGGTGACCCAGGGCCAGGACTGCGTCTGCGCCTTGGCCTGCCCGAAGCGCCCCACGCCCGCGGGGTCCTGCGCCTCGAACGGGACGTCGTTGTAGTTGCGGCCGCGGTCCTTGTAGGACACGGGCAGGACGTTGCGCCGGTCGGTGGTGCTGCGCCGCTTGAGGCGCACCGCGCCGCGCAGGTGGTCCGGGTCGATCTCCATGACCGGCCCGGCGTGCTCCGGAGGCGGGATGTAGGTGTCGACGCCGTTGGTCACCGTGGCCGTCTCGCGGACGGCGACCTTGATCGTGCCCGCCGAGTAGAACGGCATCGCGTTGCAGGACTCCAGGATCTCGCACACCAGGGGCCACGCGGCCCCCTGCTGCACCTGCACGAGCGAGATGTAGATGCCGGTGGCGCGGCAGTAGGAGTCGAACCGCCCCCAGGACGTGGCGTCCAGCAGGGACGAGTCCAGGCGCGCGCCCATGGACCGGTGCGTCAGGAGCATGCGGCACACGTCGCCGGGGAGGACGTCGTCCCGCTGCGGGGCGGGCGTGGCATGCACCAGCGCCTGCTCCCAGGCCGTGTCGCCGTCGAGGTTCGACGCCTCGACGGTCAGGATGTCCGCGGCGCGCAGGACCACGGAGCCCAGGATCACGTCGTTGCCGCGCGAGGTCTCTGGATAGTAGCGGAACCGCTCCGACATGGCGGACAGGCTGGACCCGCTGTACTGGACCACCTGGTCGGCGCCGATCACGGAGGGCGTGATTTCCTCGTCGCGCGGCACCGGCACCACGCGCTCGTGCGCCACGTGGAGCAGGGCTCCGTCGTAGACCATGGACAGGCGCGGCCCGTGGATGGCGCACCACTTGCGCTCGGGGTCCGCGATGATATCCGACGGGATCGTGATCCGCTCGACGGGAGGCGTCCACGGGGCGCCCCAGCCGGAGCCGGACCAGTAGGAGATGCGCCACCGCCACCCGAGGCCGCGATCGGCCAGACCGCCGCGCCAGCCGTTCTCGTGCGCCAGCGGCTCGCACCAGGCCATGTAGGCCTGGTCGCCGAACCCCGTTGCTACCAGGCGCGTCGCGCCGAACTCGATGAAGTCGGAGCCCTCGGGAACGGACGAGTGGATCGGCGAGAGGTTCGCTTCCGCCCACGTCTGGTCCAGGGCGTTGCCGTTGGCCGAGAAGGCGGCGTGGATGCCCGCGTCGTGGTCCCAACGGATGGCGCCGGACTGGATGCGCACCGAGGCGATCAGGTAGGAGATCGGCCCGTTGTAGGGATGCCACGCGAAGGCCACCCGGGCGTGGGACGCGTCGACCGCGACGATGGAGGGGGAGAGGGAGCGGACGTCGGCTGCGAACTCCCAGGAGAGAGACTTGCAGACCCCCAGTTCCCGCGAGAATCCCAGCGATGTCCCCGTGAGGGTCGCGGGGTAGACCCATGCCGCGCCGCCCACCTTGGCCGCGACCGTGAATCCGCAGGATCCTCCGGCGTTGCTGTCGCTTGGTGCGGTGCGGATCTGGCTGAACGCGATCCAGACCGTGCCCGCGCTCTCCGCCAGGGACAGGTGCCGCACTCCGCGGCCAAGGGCGGGATCCGTGCGGGCGGGGCGCGTGACGGTGCTGTAGCTCCAGCTCCCGCCCGCGTTCGTGCTCGTGGCGTGGACGACCTCGACATCGCTCGCCGACTGCGCCTTGCGGCTCCAAGCCACGTGGATGGCGCTGGCGCTGGACAGGATCCGCACCTGCACCTCAGCGCCGGAGAGCGGGGCGTAGGTGCTCTGGATCGCCACGGGCGTGGACCACGTCCCACCTGCGCCGCGCCGGGTCCAGAGGATCGTCCCGGCCGAGAGGTCATGGTAGACCGCGTCGACGATCTGCACGCCCGCCTGGTCGTGCGCGTCGGCGTCCATGGAGGAGATTCGATTCCCCCGGGCCAGCGCGCCGAACATCGGATCGGGGTAGTAGTTGGCCGCGATCTCGGCGGGGGTCCAGTTGGCGGGCGATGCGCCCTCCGGCGACAGCGCGCCAATCTCGCGCACGTAGGCGGACGCGCCGGATTCGGTCGAGACCTCGAAGGAGGCGTCCACAGGGCGCCCGTTCTCCAACGGCCCGACGATGCAGGCGATGCCCCGCAGCTCTGAGAACTCCCCGGCCATGCCGTAGGACGCGCCGGGGAACACCTGGTCGGCGGCGCCAGCGTAGGCCACCCACCCGACCATGTTGGTGATCGCCACGCCCGCGTCGTTGCGGAACATCTTCCGAATCGCGGCCACAGGCCCCTCGCATAGGGCGTACAGGGCGTGCGTGGATGAGACGCGCACGACCACCCCGGGGACTCGCTGGGTGCCCTTGACGATGGGGATGGCGACCCCGTAGGACGCCACGACGCGGACGCGGGACAGGTCCGGAAGGCGCGACTTTTCCGCCAGCGCCATGCGCTGGTCGGCAACGAACTGGTCAGCCCGACGGAAGAGGTTCACCTATTGAAGATGGGGGCACGGAGCCGGTGCGGTCGGCGTCCGGAAAGGGGCTACTTCCGGAGGAAGCCCTTCACGACGGTGGCCAGGGCCGTGGCGCCAAGGATTCCGCCCACCCAATCGTGGCCCATCAATGCGGTCCACACGCTTGCGCCGATCACAACAACTCCCAGGCCAAGGGCGCACCAGGTCCCGGCCATCCGGTCTCGATGGGCGTTCTCAACCGCAAGCGTCTCGAGGTCGATGCTCCTGGAGTGGGCCTCCCTCCGAAACTTCGCTTCCTCCTTCGCAATCGCCATCAGCTCGGACACGATGGTCGGGTCCATCTGATGGTATCGCTCAAGGACGTCCGGATGCGGAAGGAGGCCCGAGAAGGCCTCCACATGCATCGCAGCACCATCAGGACGCACCGCTTTCGCGGTGATCTGCTGGCTACCGGTTGGCGAGCGTGGCTTTTCGCCCACGGATTTTCCCCATCGCGCGCTGGAAATCGCCCCGGAGGTTCGCGCCATCGATCTCGATGCCGGAAAGGATCGGGGCATCAAGGTCCACTCGGCGGTGGCGGATCATCGCCTTGTAATCGATAGGATCCGGGGAGAACGAGAAGACGGACTCGAAGCCTTTTTCGAAGCTGCTGAGTCTGGATCGCTTGGCTTGGCCGAGAATCAGCCTTGCGAGAGCGGTCATGGTCCTTCCTCCTTTTGAATCCCCGTGTGGTCCCGGGAGAGCCGCCGACGATCAATGGGAGACTCTTCCCCTATCATAGCATCTCGATAATCCCTTGACAATAGCGTGCCCGGGGAGGCGACGAACCGCTCCGGGCACCTGCGCGCCCTACTACCGGGCGTACATCCAGCGGCGCCCCTTACCCCTGCTGACCCTCACCCTCCGGAATCCCGCGCTGACCAGGGCCTTGGCGATGCTCATTTCCACGGGCCGCGCCCGCTTGACGTCGGGGAAAGCCTCGGCCAGCACCTCTCCGATCGACGTCTGGTCGCGCCCCACCGTGAAGGCCATGACTCGATCCTGGAGCCCGTGCGCCGGATGCATCGCGGTCGGCTCGGGCGGATCGCCTGCCCGGATTCCAGCGATCTTGGCCTCCACCCGCTTGGCGCCCTCCCGCAACCCGGCCAACTGGATCAGCAGGCTCCCCAGCTCCCGAATCGAATCGGGGCTGTCAGGCAGGTCCAGCGCCAGCTGTTGGGGCGCCTGCGCCCGGTATTCCCCCGTCTTCCGGATGGAAGGCAGGACCTCTCCGGCAATCCACTTCTGGAAGGGGAGCGCGGCGGGCTTGTCGCTCCGGCCGAGGAAGAAGTACAGCCCCTGCTCGGCCAGAACCGCCATTTCCTGATCGCCAGAGGGGGTCAGAACGGATCTGACCCCCCTCCATTCTTCAGGGACGTGCTTGATTGCTGACGTCCCATTCCATGCATACCCCAGCGCTTCGGCTACATCCTTTGCCACCCAGCGAGGCTCTCCGTCTGCGCCCGTGACAATCCGGATCGGCCTGGACTCAAATTCAAACGCCTTGATCTCGTTCATGATCTGCTCCAAAACGAAACCCCTGCGAGGTGGTCCGGGTAGTACCTATCAGCCTTTCGGCGACAGACCGGAGTCTCACAGGGGCCGCAGCCCTTTCGGGCCGCTTCCATCGTTTCTGTTGCGACCGGGGTACTACGTCCGTTCGCGCCAGCAGAATCTACACCATCGACCGGGCGGCGGTCAATGTAGTGGGGGTTGGCGTACCGTCCCGGTCAGTCCTTGCAGTGGATCCAGACGGCAGGCTGTTTCACCTTGACCGGAGTCATCCTGTAGACCAGAAGGGCCCCAAACTGGGTGGAGTCGTACTTGTTCGGGCAGTACACCGGGACTTCGACGGAAACGGTCTTCACCAATTCTAGAGAGATGGTAGCCTCTCCAGACTTCGCCGTAGGCGTCAGCGTCGTGTCGCCTGCGCCACTCCTGTACATCGAGCCGCCGGTGAAGTAGCGCATGGAGGAATCTTCCGCCCCCACCAGGAGGCGCCGCTCCGTCGCCCCCGGCGTCCACGCGGAGTCCCACAGTGCCTCCACGCGTACCAGGGCGGTCCGGTCGGAGCGCCCCTGCGCATCCCGCACCAGCGTCAGGCGGACAGCCGGAGCGGTCCCGGACCAGAACGGGTCGGGCGTCTCGACGGGCCCGGTGGTGTCGTCAGAACAGGCAAGGACCAGCAGGGCGGGCAGAAGCAGGGCGAAGCGGCGCATGGGGAGTCCTCCTGCCCCAAATCTACCGCCCAATTCGTCCGGACGCAAGTCAGACCGCGGCGATCCTCTCGGCGATGCTTTGCCGCACCGTCTCCAGGTGGCGCTTCGAGATCGTCACGCGCTCTCCGGTGACCGAGCGGTAGCACCGATACCGGGCGTCGTGGCTGGCCTCCATCAGCGACTGGAACGCCGAGGCGCAGTTGAAGTAGCTCCGATTCGAGAGGAGAAGCGCCTTCCGCACCTGGTGCGGAGAGTTCAGCCCCAGCTCGACGCCAAGCGACTCCGTCTTGATCGGGGCGCCGATCTTCACCGTGGAGCTCCCGCGCTTGACGTTCAGGAACTTCGCCGACTTGATCGCCGCCTCCACCCAGTGCACGGAGGCGTAGAAGCACATTGTCACAGCCCAGTCCGGGAAGCGCTCCGCATCCAGCTCGCCCAGGGATTCCTGGTTGTGGAGGGCCTGCGCAACGTGGTCGTCAGGCTGCATGGACCTGTTCGTGGACCCACGGGAAATCGTGTTCGATCAGATCCGTGTCGAGGTGCGAGTTCTGAATGGTCCAGATGCTGACCAGCACGCCATGGGCGTCCCACATGGCCGCTTCGACCAGGCGGGCGAACTCGCGCAACTCTTCCAGGTACGACTCGCTTTCGGAATCTACGATCACCAGGACCGTCGGCTCCGGGCATGCGGACGGAATCCCTGCCCGCGCCTGGGACACCGTCGGGCGCTCAGGGAGGTATTTCTCCAGGACGGTCAAGTAGATGACCCCGGCTTGGTGGGCGTAGTTGATCCCTTGGTCCTTCGCCGCCTGCATGTCGCGCATGGCGGCGTTGTAGCCCTGGTGGAAAACGAACGCTTCATGCGCAGAGGACATGTTTGCCTCGCGCTGCAGCTGTTCGATCTCGCTGGCGATTGTCTGCTCGATCACAGGGGACACGGAAGTCTCGCTTGAGTGGTACGGATGCAATTGTATGAAAAAGATTATCGGAATACCATAGAGCCCCGGGGTGCCCCTCATGCCCCCTCGGGCGGAGGGAGAGCCGGGAATCCCCCGAACTGCGCGAACCGGTCCAGGACAAAGCACGACGGGCGCCCCGTCAGGTTCTCGTTCATGGCCTTTGAACACTCGGCGCCCACGGCCACAGCCGTCCCAGCCGCCAGCGCCCACGGGAACGGGTCCGGGAGCGCATAGACGCGATTCCCGCCCACGTCCTGCCCCACGCCCAGGGTGCGGCGGATGCCCATATTTCGCCCCGCCAGCGGCACGACGGAGCCGAAGTCCCAGGCAACGAGCGATCCCCACCCGACGCTCTCCTCAGTCGACACTGTCGTGGTCTGCTGGCCCCACTGGCCCACATACCCGCATTCCGGCCCGCCGAACTCCCACCGGCACGCCGGGGAGTACGTCGAGCGCGGGACGCTCAAGCCCGCCCGGTGGTGCAGCGACTTCACGCGCATCGCCACGGACAGGGAGTCCAGGGATGCCTCCACGACCTCGCCCAGCACCACGGCGGTCGTCACCTGGCCGATGGGCAGATCCGCCGCGCTCTCGGCCGCAGGGGCGCCCGGGAACGACGCCAGCACGGCCTCGTCCACCTGGAGCGTGGCGCCCTCGAGGAGCCCCAGCACGGCTAGTTCGGACAGGTCGATCGACTCCACCTGGGCGCTGTCCGTCGGGTGGATGCGCCATGACACCGGCAGGTCACCGGCGACCGACAGCGCCACGGTCGAGATCTCGGAGCCCACCTGGTCGGAGCGCTGGGCACGCGTGTGCACCGTGCCCGGAAGGCCCTGGAAGACCTGCCCCTGGAAGCGGAGGGCGCGGTCGTGGGACGCCCAGCGCACGACCGCGGGGGCGTCCACGGCCGTACCATCGGGGAACGCGTACCACCGCCGCGGGATGGTCAGCGTCACGAGGTCCACCAGCGCGGCCTGCCCGCCGGCCAGCACCGCAGAAGCGCCCGCCCTCATGCCCACACCTGCACGAGCTCAAGGCCGGACTTCCGCATCATGCCGCGCGCGAACGTCTCCACGTCCATCGCATCGTCGGCGAACCGGACCCGGTAGCGGTACCCGAACGAGGCCGTCACCGCCGCGCCGTTGGCCGGGGCCGAGGCGAAGGTGCACTTGATGAGCCCGTATTCCGTCGAGGTCGTAACGGCGGTCGTCACGCCCGCGACCTTGACCGTCAGCGCCAGCAGGGAGGAGTCCAGCTCGCGCACCCACTCCCAGCCCGACGCACCCCAGGGCATGCGCAGGTAGAACGACTTGGTAGTCCCGTCGCCGGTCATCTGGCCCGCGTCGGTTTCCGTCAGTATCCGGTCTGGCGGGGAGAACAGGAACGAATCCCGCGCCCCCTGCACTGCCACCCACAGGCCGAGGAGCTTCTCGAGGTCGCACGTCGCCGATCCGTCGTCCAGAAGCACGTCCCACGACAGGCGCCACCGCCAGCGGGGCGATTCCATCCGGGCTACGCGGAACTCCGCGCCGGCCAGCGACTCCTGCACGTCGGTGCGGAAGATGCCCTTGCGCACCACCCCGATCTTCATCCCCACGAGCGTGGGGAAAACCTTGTTGCTCATCCTGCCCCCATCGCGAAGTTCCCGACCTGGTCGGCGTGGATCTCGATCAGCGCCCGCCCGTTGCGGCGCAGGATGTCCATGGTGCGCGCCTCGAGGTCCACGTAGATGCCGCGCGCCGATCCGCCGCCGCCGCCCAGGCTTCCCGTAGAGAAGGCCTGGTTCTGCTCGCGGGTGAGGACGCGCTCGCCCTGGTGCAGGTTGGCGACCATGTCTCGCTCGACGTAGGGCGTCCCCACGGCGAAGGACGGCACCATGCCAGCAATACCGGCCCCGATCGGGCCTCCGATCATTCCTCCGAGCAGGCGCAGCAGGCCGCTGACCAGGAGCTTGGACATCATGTCCGCCAGCGCGGCCTTGAACCCATTCTTCATGTCCTGCCAGAGCTTTGCGAAGCCCATGTGGCCAGACTCGAAGAACCGGCTGAACGCCCCCTGCAGTGGCGTGGTGAGGGACTGCCCAACGATCTGGCCCACGACCGCCCAGCGCGCCTTCGCGCGGGCCGCGCGCTCTTCTTCGATCTTGTCCTCGGCCTCGAGGCGGGCGCGGGTCTGCTCCAGACCCCGATCGTACTCCTGCTGCGCCTCGAGCCGCTTGCGCTCCTTCTTGGCCGCGTCCTCCTCGTCGAGCTTCTTCTCGGCCGCGACACGGCGCGCCCACTCGGCATCGACCAGCTTCTGCCGGAGCATGGCGTCCCGGTCGGCACGCGCCTGCTCGCGGCTGTTGGCGTAGTCGATCACCTCCTGCTCGCGGGCGATCCGGTACTCGGCGATGGCCTTGGCCGTCTCCTCGGCGATGCGCTTGCGGTCCTTCTCGCCCTGCGCGATGGCCTCCTGCTGGGCCTTCATCTCCTCGAGCAGCTTGGCGTTTGCCGCGGCGGCGCGGTCGTCCGCGGCCTTCTTGTGGATGGCCGCGACCTTGACCTTCGTCTCCTCCTCGATGCGCGCCGCTTCCCGGGCCTGCCGGATCTCCTCGCGCCCGGTAGCGGTCCACCCGTTCTTGAGCACGTCGAGCCCCGTGGCCAGCAGCGCCACCGCCGCCGTCACACCAGCAATCGCCACCGCCGCCGACCCGATCACGGGCAGGGCCGCGAGCATCGCCGCCGAGATCAGGGGCCACGCGGGCAGGATCACGGCCAGGCCAGCGGCAATGCCGCCAAACGCCACCAGGAGAGGCCCCAGCGCCGCCGCCAGGCCCGCCACGACGATGATGACTCCCTTCACGGGTCCGGGGAGCGAGGCGAATACGCCCGCCAGCCCTCCGACCATGTCCGCGACCTTGGTGAGCACATCGAGGATCGTTTTCGCCGTGGGCGCCATGGCGTCCCCGATGCGCGCCAGCGACGTGCGGATCGAGTCCTGGAGCGTCGACCACTTGCCTGCCATCGTCTGCGCCTGCGTGGCCATTCCGCCGCCGAACTGCGCGAAGTCCTTCGCGGCCAGCGCCCACACTTCGTTGCCCTTGAGTCCGGCCTTCTGCATGGCCTCGATCTTGAGCTTCGTCTCGTTGGTAATCGCGCCCATCTCGATCAGCCGCATGGTGGCCTCGCCCACCGGCGCGCCAGCCTGCAGGCCCGAGTACAGGCGCCCCACCCACATGGCCACATCCGCGAACGGCTGGTTGACCGAGGAGGCCACGTCGCCGATCATGCGCAGGGACGCGCCGCCAGCCAGGGCGCCATTGGTCAGCACCTGGAGCACGCGCGAGGCCTGAGCCACCTCCGGCATCTCGAAGGGCGTCGTGTTCGCGAAGACCTGCAGTTCCTGGATCTTCGACTTCGCCGCCGCCGCGCTCCCGAGCAGGGGCACGAACGCCGCCTGCAGGGTCTCGATCTGCGCCGACGCCTGGAGAGCCCCCGAGGCGAGGCCCACGATGGGCACAGTCAGCGCGGCCGTGAGGCCCACGCCAACGCCCACGGCGAGCCCGGACAGGGTCTGCAGGCCCGTCGCGAACGACCCCGTGGTTTTCTTCGTCTCTTCGACCTTGCGGCCGATGTCTTCCAGCGACTGGCGCACCGACTGGGACGCCTGGCGCATCCCCGTGGTCAGCTCCGTGAACCGCGCCTTGATCTCGACGGAAATGGTGCTCATGCCATGACCTCCTGGGCCTGCCCGGCCACGAACCCACCAGACGAGCGGAACCGCTCCAACGCCCGCTTGATCATCTGCTCCGCCCTTGCCTTGTCCTCCGCTGCCATGCCGCTCGGGGCCTCATCCTCGACGTTCTCCGGGGGCTTCCAGCCAATCGCCGACCGTACCAGCACAGACAGCGGAGGACAGCGCTCCCAGGCCTTGTGGAGTTGCCGCAGACGCGGGAGGCTGATGTCCCCCGCGTCCGTGAGCGTCCAGCCCGTGAGCGCTGCCAAATCGCACTGGAGTTGCCCCCAGTCGATTTCCGTCAGGCGCTTTCCGGGCTCTGGGCTTCCCCCGAGGTCACCGCCGATGCACCGGTCGCCGCCATGGTGAACGCCGACAGGTTCCGCAGGTCCACCAGGTCGCCCAGCTGGTCGCGGGTGATCTCCGGGTGGTTGCGCGAGACGGCCTCGTGGATGATGTCCAGCGCGTCCGACAGAGCGCCGTTCTTGACGGCCTCCATGGGGTCTCCGCCCAGCTGTTCGAGGGCCTTGAGCTTGGGCGCCATGGCTTCGAACTGCCGCAGCGTGAGCGCGGGCACGGTGAGGGTGCGATCGCCGACGACGATGGCCGTCCCAGGGGTGCGGGCCATCAGGCGGCACCGTTGCCGGAGAGTGTCAGCTCGCCGAACAGGCCGGTGTTCGGATCGGCCAGGACGCGGCCCTTGAGGGTGCGCTCGGCGAACTTGTCGCCCGCGTCGAACAGGTCGGGAAGCTCGGTCGCCACGCACCGGGTGAAGATCGCGCCCGCGTCGTTGCCGTCGAACTTGCCCACCACTTCGATGCCGAAGTAGTTGGACTGCTGCACGATGGCATTCGTGAGGGCGATGCGCTGGGTGTCGGTGGTCGCCTTCTTGAGCCAGTTCACCGGGCAGGTGTTGGACCCGATCGCGGTGCCGTCCGCGGCGAAAAACGTGATGGTCGCCGTGGCGGTCCCTTCGCCGGAGACCTTGTACTGTCCGGTGGCCGGGGTGCCCGAGGACGGGATGCGGGTCAGCAGTCCGCCGGCGGGGATCGTGCCCAGCGCGACCGGGGTACGCACCTCGAGCACGCTCTGGCAGCTGGTCAGCGTGATCGTGTTGGTCGAGATGGTCTTCGCATCGGCGATCTGGAGCAGGTTCGACAGCACGGTCGAACCGCTCTTGAACTGGCGCAGCATGGCCGCCACCAGGAGCGCCAGGTCCAGGCCGCTCATCTTGAGCTCGAAGGTGATCTCCTGCTCGATGTTGGCCGCGTACATGGCGATCTGGTTCGAGCCGGAGAGGAATTCCTGCTTGGACTTCCACGAGACCTTGCCGCCCTTGAACAGGCCAAAGGCCAGCTTGTACGGTTCGGTCGCCGCGGCGTTGGGATCGGTGAGGTAGCCGAAGCCGGCGCCCACCTGCAGAACGGACTGGGACATGGATCAGGTCTCCTGGAGGATGATGGTGAGTTCGCGTTTGAATGCCTGGCGGGCCACCAGGGCCGCGCTCTGCTGCCACGGATCGCCCGCCACGGGCCAGCGCTGGTCCACCAGCGCGTCGATGTCGGGGCGCAGCTGGGGCGCGAGCTCCTGGGGTTCGGCGGCAAGCTGGTCGTCGGGAAGCGTCTTGTCGGGCATGGTCATCCTTGCCGGTTGAGGGTGAGCACGATGCGAGACGCCACGGCAGGGTGGTACGACTCGTCAACGGGAGCAGGTCCCGAGATGCGGCACTCGAAAGGCGCGCCGAGGATCGACGTCATCGAGCGCGAGGGCGCGAAGAACGCGCGGATCGAACGGATGGCTTCAGCCTCGATGCCAGCCAGGACGCCCCACGCCGCCTGGGCGGAGAGGTCGTCGTCTCGCTCGCCCACGTCGGGCGCGTGCAGGTCCAGGAACAGCACGATCTGCCCCGGCAGGTCGACCAGGTCGGAGCGCCAGGTGGTGCCTTCGATCTCGCCCTGGGGGCCGCGCTTGAGGCGCGCGCAGGGCGGGTCCATGCTGGGCGTCACGCCCTGGCAGACGTCAACCACGGTCGTGTCGCCGCGCGAGTGCGTCACCTTGGCGGCGAAGGCCGTATCGGCCCTGAGCCACGCCTCCAGCGCCCCGAGCGCGACCTGCCAGAACATCGAGGCCATCAGGCGCGCTCGATTTCGAAGGAGATGTTCGGCGCGGCAGCGGCATCGGCCACGCCCGTCCAGTCCACCGCGGAGAGGTTCGGCATCAGGTCGTCGAGTTGCGCCTGGTAGATCTTGAGCTTGGCCGCGTAGACGTCCTGCCCATCCTGCATGGCGGACTGGTTCTGCCCGCTGAGCGCCATGCACACGATGATGGCCAGGCGGTACCGCGCGGCACGGAGAGCGCGTCCGACGAGCGGGGACAGGATATCCGCCGACGCCACGCCGTGCGCCGCGGCCTCCGACTCGATCCACTCGTCCAGCTCGGACAGGTGGGCGGTCTTGACCCGGGGGCCAAGGAGCTCGTCGTGGAGGTCGGATGCAGAAAGGCGCGCCATGGAATGAAGATGGCGCGCCTACGTCCTCGGGCTCGGCGTCCGGAATCGCTCAGAGATTCGCCTGGACGATTGTCGCGTCGATAGCCTTCTGGATGTGCTGTTCCACCGCTCGGCGCTTGGTCTCGGCGGCCTGGAAAAGGAACGGATCCGCCTTCGTGCCTGGGTGATGCACTCCGCGGGAAAACGCGAATCCCGAGCGTCCCACGCCTCCGGGCATCATCGGCCCGCTGAATCCACCACTCGCCCAGCGGAGCACCTTGCGCCGGCGCGGGCGGATCATGTGCGGACGGGTGCCGTCGTGAATGAACTCGGAGACGGGCGTCACCGAGCGATTGAGGAACACGACAGCGGAGGCGCCTCCCTGAACGCCTCCGCCGATCACTTCGACGCTCCGTTCCACCTGCCCCGTACGGGTGCGGAATCGGTGCGTCTTGCGAGCCTCCTTCTGGATGATGACGGCCCCCTCCTTCACCGCCACGCGCATGTTCCGACCAGCGAGGTCGGGCAGGCGCGCGAAGGCGTCGAGGAGTTCGTCAGCACCCGTGAAGGAAAGGCTCAGCTCCATCAGGGCCTCGGCTTCGTGACCTTGGGAGGAGCGCTCACCGTTTCCGGGTCGTCGCCCCATCCGTTCTCGCGCCAGGCCGGCGCATCGATCGGATGCACCGTCTGGGAGTTGCCGTCAAGGTACAGGGTGATGGGTGCACCCTTGGGCGCCGACACAATCAGCCCTCGAACGCGATGAACGCTTCGACGGTGAACGAGGGCGTGGTGCCGCCCACGGTCCAGCCGATGCCGATCGCTTCCGCGGTGGGGACCAGGCTCTCCACCAGCTTTCCGCTGATGGGGATCTCGTACTGACCGACGGCGTTGATGTTCGGGAGCTGCGCCACCTTGGTCTTCGTGCCGCCCACGGTGGGCGAGACGTTGATGTAGGGGGCGAGCGTGGGCGTGGTTCCGGAGACCGCCGAGACGTTGACGACGACCTTCGCCCGGTCGCCCAGCTTGCGCGGAGCGAGCAGGACGAGGGTTTCGTCGGCGGACGTGGTGACGGCGGCGGCGGCCTTGAGCTCGGTGGACTTGTCGAAAGTTGCGGACATGTTCTGTCTCCGTTCGGTTCAGGTGTTACGCGACGACCGCGGCGTCCTTGATGCCGTAGAGGCGGGTGGCGGCGCGGGGGTGGCGCAGCATGATGCAGGAGTACCACTCGACGCGGGTCCTGTACGCGGGCTTGCTCTGCTGCTCGCCCAGGTCCTTCGTGCGGGGCAGGCCGTTCTGGATGCCGCAGAGGGTATCCATGCCCAGCGAGAGCACGTAGATCGACGTGCCGACCGCCGATCCGCCGCCCGGGTTCGCTTCCGTGAAGCCCAGCACCTGCGTGCCGGTGTTGTCCACGTCGATCTCGAGGATCGGGAGGCCGTTGTAGGTGGTGACCTGGCGGCCGAATCCATCGACCGACTGGGCGATCACGCCGCCCACGCTGGTGTTCCGGACCGCCTGGGTCAGGCGACGGCGCACAGCCTTGGACATCGCGAGATGCGTGGGCTGGTACGTCTGGTCGATGGCCTGGTCCAGCAGGGCGAGGGACAGAGCGTCACCGCCCGAGGTGTTGCCCGCGGCGATCAGCTGGTTCCCGGTCAGCCGACGCTGCAGGCCGTCGAACTCGGCGGGGCTCGAGATGCTGTCGCCCTTGAAGAACTTCGCGCCCCAGGCCAGGGAGAGAGCCTTGATCTTCATGGCCGTTTCGACGGCCCGGCGGTTGCCGCCCTCGGTCGCGACGATGAACGCGTCCACGTCCAGGTCACCGCCGGCGATCACCAGCGCCTCGGTCAGGGGGTTGAGCACGCCGGTGGACTCGGTGTAGGACTCGCCCACGCCACGGAATCCGATGCCGGGGAGCGTGTCCTCGCGGTTGTACTTGTAGGCATTGCCCGCGATGGACATGAAGGGCAAGACGCCCAGGATCGGCGCTTCCTTGGCGTAGATCTCGACGACGGCCTGGTCGATCGGGTTGTTGAGGGTCTTCGATCCCTCGATGAGAGTCAGGGACATTGCATCGTCTCCTTAGGCCGAGAAGGCCTGTTCGAGCTTGGAAACGGGATCAAGCCCGGCATCGGGCTTCTTCCCATGGATGGGCGCACCGGGGCCACCGGGCCCGCGCTGCTGGGTGCTCTGGATCAGCTCCGGCCGGTCCTTGAGCCAGGCGCCGACGAACTCCTCGACGGAGCGCTCGGCTCCGGTGCCGTCGACGAAGTAGGGGGAACCGTCCTCCCGGAACTTCGCGCGGCCGAGGTGCATCTCGGCGAAGTCCTCCGGACGGAGGGCCTTGTTTTTCGTGAGAGCGTCGAGCAGCGCGCTCTTGGCCTTCGAGGTGCGAGCCGATCCTTCGGCCTCCTCGCGGCGCTTCTTCTCACCCTCGAGCTCCTGCTCCAGGCGGGTGATCCGCGCGCTGGTCTCGTCGTTGCCGCCCGCCTTGCCGGGCTTGCGCACGGCTTCGACGGCGGCCTCGAGGTCGGCGTCGGCGGTGGTGCCGAGCTTTTCGGCCACGCGCCCCAGCTTGCCCTCGGCGGTCTGGGCTCGGGTGCGGTACCGCTCGGCCTCGTCGCGGAGGCTCTTGGTGTGCGCGGTGGCGGCGGCGACCATTTCGTCTCCGCCTTCCAGGGTCTTGATCTTCTCGAGCAGGGCTGCGAAATCCATACCCCGAAGATGGGGGCGGAACCGCTACCGATCAGGCGTCCGGAATCACCATCCCTGGGATGTGCACTTCTCGACGAACCGCTTTCCGATCGCGATCTCTTCCAAAAGGGCGGCGCCATCCAGGGCGGAAAGTTCGTCCGCCTGCTCCAGGAAGGCTACAGCCGTGTCGTGTTCGCCGGCATCGCGCAGGATCTGCGCATCGTCTCGGTATTCCGAAACGCGCGAATCCCTCCAGGCTCTCGCCTCTTCGATAGTCACGATGCCTCCACGAAGATGATCATCTTCCCTTTGCTCAATGATACCACTCGCGAGACTTTCCCGCGGAACATGGAGGGGATTAGGGCCTCCGCTTCTGACGCGTGTTGAGAAATCCCGGAAACATCGGTCGCTCGCGCTCGACTGATCACAAATGAGACATCGCCAAAATGCTCTGACTCCTTTCTTCGAACCGAGGTGCTAGTCAGCGATGGCCATTCAACAGCCGCACCATGGCGCATACTTTTCTGGAATGACTTCATGTCTGAGGCTGCAATACTGATCCCGCGAAACAAGGTCTCGTGCCTCCGCAATCCCATTCCCTCGAGCCCGGAATCGATGATTTGCACCCTCGCCAAGTCTGCGGCCGAGGGATTCCCCGAGCGCATGGAGGCATTGAGTCCACGGTATCGGCTTCCGGTGTAGTCGAAGATCATGGCCGCCTCACGCTCGTCGAGCCCCGGAGGGAGCGGCTTCCCCGATCGCCTCCACTGGGCCAGCTCCGGACCGCCTTTCGCGTCCTTCCAGGCCTGGTCGAGAGCGGCTGGATCCAGCCGTCTCGACGCCTGCCTCGCCTCCTGCAGGATCGCCTTCGCCCCGGGACTCATCGGCGCCCCACCCGGCGCCTGCCACTGCCGCAGGGATCCCTGCCACGATCCGGACCCGTCGAATCCCTGCTTCCCCGTCCACGTCAGCAGGCGCGCCTGCTGCGAGTCGGTCATGCTGTCCAGCGCGGCCTTCCCGCCTGCCTCCACCTGGTCGCGCGGCGCCGGCGCGGTGTAGACGACCGTCATGGCGCACAGGCAATGCGGGTGCGCCGGGTAGCGCGGCAGGCGGGACTTCGGATACACCCCGGGCCCCATCCCGAACAGGTCCGCCCGGGCGTGGAAGTCGCAAATGTCGAAGACGAGGTGTGCGCTCGAGGTATTCCACTCGATCCCGACCGCGTCCGGGTCGTCGTTGACCTGGGCGAAAAACCCCTGCCCCCAGGCGCGGGCAGTCTCGGTGCGCAGGATGCGCTCGGCAAAGTACCGCGTCTTCTCCTCGACTGCCGCCCGGACGGCCTTCTCCAGGCCGCGCCCGAGGTCGCCCTGCAGCTTATCGACGAGCTGGCGGTAGGATGCGCGCAGGGCGTTGGTCTTCAGCGACTCGGCGTACCGAGTGAGCTTCGCCACCTCGCGCCGCAGGGCCTCCGAATCCGGCGGCAGGAGCGCCAGGCGGCTGGCGTCCACCAGCTGGCGCAGATCGCGCGGCAGGTCCGCCAGGCTGGCCCGGTTCAGCGCGCCGCCGAACCCGTAGCCGTCGTAGATCCTGCGGGCCGTCTTCCAGGCGTTGTCGCGCCGCGAGATAGCCGAGGCCACCACGTGGCGCACATCAGCCTGCACCGTGCCCAGAGAGCCATGCAGGCGCGTCGAGAGCGACATCCCCGTCGAGTCCCACGACATGACCAGGGCGCGCGCGGCGAACAGGTCCAGGGCCCCGGCCGTGAGCGCGATCTCGGGCAGCATGCCGGCGCCCGAGAGCAGGCCCTGGACGACGCCCCGCCCCAGCTGGTCGCGCATCGCGCCCTCGATGCCGAGCGCATCCATCGCTCCGGCCACAGCCTGGGACGCGTCCTCGCCGCGGAGCACTCGCGCCCACGTCTCGTCTGCCACCCGCTGCGCCTGGTCGCGCACCTCGTGCGTCTGGTCCGCCAGCAGGCGCTCGAGCTCGGCGCGTAGCCTCCTCGAATCGATCACACGACGCCCCCGGCGCCGCCCGTCTGCGTCTCATCGATCCCCCCCTGCTGGATCTCGGCGTGGATCTGCTCGAGCTCGGGGTGCCCGGGGAGGAGCACGTCCACCACCCGCGAGTAGATCGCGGCCCGCATCGGGGCGGGCATGGTCGACAGGCTGGCCAGAGCGTCGAACAGCGGCTGCAGCTCGGTCGCGGCGTCCTGCATCGTGAAATCGCGGGGGTACGCCGCCGAGGCGTCGATGGCGTCCTTGCCCTGGATCCAGGCGAAAATCTCGCGGATGCGCGTCTCAGCCGCCTCGAGGCTGGCGGCGTAGAACGCCAAGGCCGTGTCGTAGTCCTCGCGGTCGATGCGCATGGCCACGCCGGACTTGGCTGCCTCCGTCTGCAGGGAGTCCGCCGTGCCCGCCTGGTGGGAGAGCATGGCCATCCGGTAGATCTCGCGCACCAGCCCCTCGCGCTCCTGCCGGATCTGCTCCAGAGGACCGTCCGGCGGTGCGATGAACTCGGGCCGATGCGGCTTGTCCGGGTCGTACCCGATCGAGTTGTTCACGCCAACGACGAGGCCCTTGAGCTCCCGAGACGGGTAGGACAGCATCGGGAACGTCACGGAGCGGATGATCTCGTGGCTCTCGCTCCCAAGGTTGAACAGCGCCGCGGCGCACCGGGCGATCGAGTAGAACTCGGACAGGGGGAGCAGGCTCTCCTGCTCCTCTTCGTCCAGCCAGTCGCCCGGCGCGAGGAGCACCACAGGAGCGTCGGCGCGAGGCACGTCCCACTCCCCCGAGGCCTGCAGGTGCCCGCCCTGGTCGGCGAGCTCCCAGCCAGTGGACGTGATGGTCTTCGTCCATGCCTCGATCGTTTCGTCCTCCTCGTGGCCCTCGGTGAACGATACCGAGACGATCCGGCCCGCCGCGTCGCGCTTGAGCGCCGTGATCCGCGACGCCTCGACGCCGTAAACGAACGGTCGCAGGGCCACCGCGTCGGCCTCCGAGACCGGAGCGTCCGAGGGAGCTGTGACCACGATCATGTCGCACCCGGACCGCTTCGCCATCATGGCCCGCTCGCGCATGAATCCGTCGAGGTTGACGCCGCCGGTCGTGCAGTCCTTGACGAACTCCGTCCACGCGGGATTCCCGCCCCCGTCCGTGCGCTTGATGCCGCGGCGGAAGATGGGCTTGACATGCGACTCGATGATCGGGCGCACGTAGTTGATGTAGAACGCGGCCTTGCGCCGGCGCTCGTACTTGTCGGAGCTCTCGCGGGGGTACTGCACCAGGTAGGTGCCGTCGCGGAATCCGCCGGTCCCGAAGAACGCGTGGCGCAGGAGCTTGATGGGTTCGACGTCGGAGGCGTAGGCCATGGGTCACCAATCGATGGTTGCGGTTGTGGATTCGGTCGGCTTGAAGACGTTGAAGCATTCCCAGGCGGTGGAACACGCGTCCACCTGGTCGTCGTGCTGGGTTCCGGGGAACGACAGGAGCTCGTCAACGAACGAGTCAGCGACCCCTGGAACCAGGTGCACCAGCCGCTGCTCGAAGCGCGCGGCCAGCGGGAAAAAGCGCGTCAGCTTGTCGCGACCGCCTGGATTGATCCCGCGCACGGGCAGGGTCGTGGTGCGCAGGAGCTCCTGCACGGCCGCGGCCTGGTACTGGACCTGCTCGACGCCCACGACGGTGGGCGACCAGCGCGACGCCTCGGCGTGGATCATGGCCAGGGCGTCTCGGAACCCCATCCGGGCCCTCTGCACGGACAGGATCCAGACCTCGCCCGTCGAGCGATGGCGCCCCAGCGTGGCCACGGCAGTCCAGTCCGCCGTCTCCTTGGTCGAGATGGCCAGGTCGACGCCCACGACGATCTCCAGATCGGACAGCGGCGGAGGGGAGCTGTAGCGCAGGTGCTCGCGCTTGACCAGCCCGCCTTCGAAATCGACGAACTCTGCCAGGTACTCCTGCCGGTAGACCAATTCGGGGAGCTCCAGGCGCGCCGCCTCGATCTCCGCCGGCGCCAGGTAGGGGTTCGCGCTGCTGGGCATGCGCCAGGACATCCACTCGCCGTCCTCGCGCTGGCCGCGGTCGAACATCTCACGGAAAAACGCCGCCCCGTCGTGCAGGGCCCGAGGCTTCGGCGTGCTCGGGAACCATGCGTCGCCCTGGTAGTCGGACAGCGTCGGGCGGATCGCCTGCTCCCACAGGGAGCGCAGCTTCGGCACCATGGCCGCCTCGTCGATGATGGCGCGGGCGTAGGCGCGCCCTCGGGCCGGATCCGGCGCGTCGAGGGTCCAGAACTCCAGGACGCCCCCCGTGATGAGCTCCAGCCGCTTCTGCTGGCCATCCCGACGGCGCGTCACGGGCGAAAGCGCACGCTCCACCCGGCTCCAGGTCTCGTCGAGGATCTTGTAGGTCGGCGCGAACCAGGCCGTCGGAAGCCCTTCGAGCGCCGGCTGGGCCAGCTCCCAGGTGCAGAACGCCGTTTTCCCGAATCGGCGCCCCAGGCAGGGGACGTTGAACCGCTTCCTCCCAGCGTGCAGCATCTCCTGCCCGGGGTGCATGGCAGGAGGCACGACGCGGATCCTCCGCTGAGGCCTAGCGACGGGCAACGACGGATCCCCAGTCGATCACCAGCTCGCCCTCGCCACCCTCTGGCGGGTCGTCCAGGCCGCCGCAGCGGCGAATCGTCTCCACGGCCGTGCGGGACGCCTCCGCGAGCTGCTTGAGCTGGGGGATGGGAATGGACGACTTGGGCGCCTTCCCGGGCTCTGCGCTCTCCTCAGCGGCCTGCGCCTGGTCGAGGATCGCCTCGCACCGCCGCAGGATCTTCCGAGCCACCCTGGCGCCGAGGCGCATGTCCTCGACGGCCTCCTCGACCGCGGCGTCCAGGGTCCGAGGTTCGGACTCCGAGCTCGTACCGGGCGCGGACCCCGTGGCCGGCGTCCCGGATAGCCTTGCGGCGACGATGGCGCGCTTGCGAGCCGGGGCGTTTCTCTCCCCCCACGCCTCCTTGATTGCGCGCTTGCGGATGGCCTTTTCCGACACACCGAAGCGTGCGGCGATGGCATTGGTCGACTCGATGCTCGAGACCCACGTCGCCTGGATCTGATCCCACTGGTCGCGCGAAAGGACTGCCATGGACGGAAGATGGCGCCCTGGCGGACCTCGGCTCAGCGTCCGGATCTGGACAGGCTGTCCCAACGTCCCAACCAGCCCCCGTCTTTTCTAAAACCCTGATCCTGCGCCTGCGCGACGCGCGTAACCTGCGCGCGTCCTAAAAGTTTGACCTAAAAAGGTTGGTCCAGGTTGGGGCAGTAATCCGGAAGGCCGATAAACAAAGGGCTCTAGCTGGACCAACCCCACAAAACGAGGTCGGGACAGGTTGGGACCTAGCCGTCAAGGTTGGGACCGATTACGCCTTATTTCGTCATGACGAAACTAAAGAAACGCTTATTCGTCCGGACGATATTGCCTTCCGGGAATTTCGTCAGTACGTTATTCCTATGACTCCGCGAGGACGCGTGCCTCTCGGTGGAGCTGGTGTACCAACCTCGAAGATCGAAACGAAGGTCCCGAAATCGCTCCGCTCGCGTGTCGAGTGGGCGGCTGGGGAATCTGGGCAGTCGATCTCCGAATGGGTCCGCCAGGCCATCGAGGAGCGGCTGCAGCGGTCGACCTGACCGATACGACATCTCCGACGACACGCGCCACCCCGCGCGGTTGAATTGCATTCCCACATACCCCTCCCCCGAGGGGCTGACCATTGCTCGGAGGAACATCCCCATGTATCCCGGATTCGACTGTATTGCCGACTGGCTCCTTTTCCTCGAGGCCGCGGGCCGTAGCCGGACCACGATTCGGACCTACCGCTACGCCCTGGAGACCTGGGGCAGATGGTGCTGGACCCGGGGCAAATCACCCACGGACGCCGGATCGGCGGATGCCGTTGCGTGGGTCGCCGGGATGCGCAGGGCTGGCGCGAGCGATTCCTACCTGCTGACGCGCATGGCGGCAGTCACGTCGTTCTACGCCTGGGCGATCGGGGACGGGCGGTGCGCCGTCGACCCGCTGGCGAAGATCCCGCGCCCGAAACACTCGCCGCCCAGCCAAAGGGCGCTCCCGCTGGCGGACGTGGTCACCCTGTTGAAGGCTCCATGGGCTCGGACGGTCGACGGCGTCCGGGACCGGGCGCTCCTGCAGCTGCTGTACGAAGGGGCGATCCGCCGCGGTGAGGCCGCAGACCTGCAGGTCTCCGACCTGGACCTGGTGAACTCGCGCCTGTTCATCCGGCGCGGGAAGGGCGGGAAGCCGCGGGTGGTCATGCTCGGCCCCGGCGCCGTCGAGTGGCTGGCCCGATGGGTGGAGGTGCGCGAGGGGATCCTTCCCGATTGCCCTGCGCTCTGGATCTCCACGCGGACGCTCGCCCCCCTGAGCGCCGACGGGATCACCCGGATCGTCCACAAGTACGGCGCCATGCTGGGCGCCCAGGAGCGCATCTATCCCAGCGGGGTGCACCGCTCCAGCACGACGCCCCACGCCCTGCGGCACTCGTGCGCCACGCTCCTGATGGAGGGCGGCGCGGACCTGCGAACGATCCAGGAGCACCTGGGCCACGCTAGCATCGCCACGACGGAGCGTTACCTTGCTGTTCGCTCCGATCGTCTGCGGTACGCCCTGGCACATCTTCCGTCTGCCTGA